CGATGAAGGTGAGGTCGTCGTACTTGACCGTCTTCCCGGTCTGGGGGTCTTTCCAGGACTTCTTCGCGGCGAGGAGCCTGCGCTCCCGCTTCGAGATGAAGTATTCCCCCTCCTTCTTATTCCGAGGAGTCGGCACGCGGATCCCCGCGCTTTGCAGGGCGTCCCTGGTCGCGCGGTTCTGCTCGATCATCGCCCGAGGCTCAAACCCGGAGCGGACTCGGAAAGTCTCGTAGCTGAGGTCTTCCTCCCCGGCGCGGTTGAGCTTCGTCTTCGACTCGCGGCCCCGCTGGTGGGAGGGGCGCGTCGCCTTGCCCTGGGGACCGGACTCACCGATCTCGGGCCGCATCGCGTCGTGGGTCACGGAGCCGACGTAGATGGGGTCAACCCGGCCCGTCTGCTTGGCCCAGGCGCGCACGAGCGCGACCTGGCGCTCGGCGATCAGGTCGTTGACCGCCCGCATCTTTTTCGTGAGCGGCTTCCCGCCCGAGGGCTGGGTGTCGTGGAACCAGCCGGTCGGCTTGGAGAGCGTGAATACTCCGCCCTCCGTGGGCACCTTGGTCCCGGCGGGGAGGACAACCTTGTGGGGGTGGAGGATCCGGCCCCCGGTCTCGTATTCCGCGTCGATGAACTGGGTCTCGTACTTCTTGACGTCGGAGAACGAAATGTCGTCCTGGTCGGACTCGTGCCGGAGGTAGTTGAGCGCGTCCTGGATCTGCTTGTCGTGGAACAGCCCCGGGTCGGTGCGCGCGTCCTCGGCCGCGTCGAAGTGCGTCATCACGCCCTCGGGGACCATCTCGCTGCGCTTGCCCTTATTCCGGGCCTTGCGTCCGACCTCGACGTGCTCGGGCCTGGTGTAGCCGCCCTTGGCGAGCGGCGCGATCATCTGGTCCCGGCGGCGGCCGGAGACGGGGTTCTTCTTCGTGACCGAGCGGGCGCCCTGGTGCCCGGTGCGTTTGTCCAGTTCGTCCGCGAAGTGCATCCCCTGTATGGAGGCGCTGCGGTTGCCCTTGGAAACACGACGCGCGGCGTCCTTGGCCTCGCGGTGAGCGCGAACCGGGGGAAGTATTCCCATGCCCTTGCGGGGGTTCGCGACGATCTCGCCCTTACGGACAGCGCGGGCCCGTCCGGCACCGAGGACAGGAAGCAGCATCCCCAGGCCGTATTCCTCGCGGGTCTTCTTCTCGATCAGGTCAGAGTCGCCCGACGAGTAGGTCTTGTAGTAGTCCTTGGCGAACTTGCCGATCTCCTCACCGGCAGCGCGGACGGGAGCCGTGATCTCCTCGGCGGAATAGTCTTTTCCGCCGGGCAGGTTGGCCTCGTCCAGGCCCTCGCGGGCGGCGTAGGCGCCTGTCTTCGCGGTATTCCCCGCGAGCCCTGCGAGGGCGGCGAAGCCTCCGACGACTGCATGGCCTGTCGTGGCCGCCGTCTGCTTGGGGCTGTTCAGGATCGCCTTGGCCGTCCCCTCGATCGGGGCGGTCAGCTTCTTGAGGGCGTCTTCCTCTTTGCCCGAGGCGATCGCGATGGCGGCGGGCGCCTCGATCCCCGCGCCAGCGGCGGCGACGGGATGCTTGCGGACGGCCTTGACCGGCTTACGGACAACGGCGCCGGGCTTGGAGTTGTATGCCTTCTTACCCTTCTTACCGGCTTTGACGGTAAGTTGGCCTGGCCTGCTCTGCGCGGCCTTCTCGGCACGCTTCGCAGCGGCCCTGGCCTTGGCCTTGGCGGACTCGGCCGCCTTGGTCTTTGACGCCTTCGCCTTCGCGGCCTTGACCGGCCTGGGCCGTCGGGCGGCCTTGCCCTTGGCCTTGTACGCCGCCCTGGTGGCGGAGCGGACAGCGCCGGTATTCCCGATCTTGGTTGCGGCCTTCTCTCCGGCCTTGGCGGCGGCGGCACGGACGCCTGCGCCCGCGACCCTGCCGACGGGGATGGCACCGAGGGCAGCTTCGCCGACGGTGGCTCTCGGAATATCAGGGAGGGCATCGTATGTGGAAGGGTTCTTTGTGAGGGCCACACCGGCTAGCTTGAGAGCCTTCTCACTACCCGGGATCTCCGTGCTCAGAACCTCCCCGGCCTTCTCGATCAGGGAGTCCTCGTCGTTGCGGCGCGACTGCTGGCGCCGGGCCCGGTCGAGGATGTTCTCGTTGCGGATATTCCGAAGCTGGGCCTGTTCTGTGCGGCCGTAAACCCGGGAGGCTTTTAGCTGGGCGAGGGCCTTTTGGGCCTCAGAAGCACCACGACCCCGGCCTCTGCCTGTGGGCTGAGAGGACCGGGGCTTCTCGTAACGCTGATATGCCTGCTTCTCCGCCTTCTCCGCGCGGCGCTGCTTGATCTTCTGCGGCTTCCCGCGCACGGGCCCCCTGGCCCCCGAGGAGCCAAGTCCGCCTGTGCTGGGAGTCCGGCTTCTGCGCCGCCTGCGGCGCTTTGATCCGCCTCCTCCCGGTGTGTATTGGCCTCGGTCAGTCCCGGGACCAGGCACTTAGAGCTTCTTTTTCTTGCCGCCGGAGTTTTTCTTGTCGGCCTTGCGATCCTTGGCGCCCTCGTTGGAGTCGTGGCGGCGATCCTTCGCTGCCTGGATCGCGTCGCGCTGCGCCTTGAGCCTGTCCAACTGGCGCTCGAAGCGCTGTCTGTCCTCCTGGCTCTTGGCGTCCGCGATGTTATTCCGGATGGTGTTCATCTTGGAGGTGATCGCGGCGAGGCGGGCACGGTAGTTCCGCCCGGACTCGTTCCTGGCGTCCTGGCGCTCGTCGGCGCGGTTGGCTCTGGCGGCCTCCCGGGCCTCGAACTTGTCGGTCCTGGCCGCAGCCTTCTCGACGTGGTAGCGGCGCTCGTCCTCGCGACGCTGGCGCAGGAAGTCCACACGGAAGTCGCCGCGTGACTTGGCGAGGTCGCGCTGCTTCTCGGATATTCCGAGTTGGCGCTGATGCTCGGACTTCTGCTCCTCGCGCTCGCGCATGTGGCCGATCGCCTGGCGGTTCGTCATGTTGGCGTACTGGTTGGCGCCCTGGCCCCTGATCGCCCCGTGGACGGTCGAGAGGAGGGCCTGGCGGGCATTGGAGGCGTTGGCGTTGTCGCTCTCGACGCTCTGCTCCACGCCCCCGCCGCGAATCGCGGCGTCGGACTGGAGGCGCTTCATCATCGCCTCGCGGTTGTCGCTGTCCTGGGCTCCGGCCTGCTGGGAGAACGCGGAGATGTCCTTGGAGGCTCTGTCGTATTCCGCCGCTGACTCGCCGCGCAGCCTGGCGACCTCGTTGCGGTAGTCCTTGTACCAGGCCGGGATCTCGTTCTGCTCGCGGTTTTCCGAACCGCGCATCTCCGCCCCAAGCTGGCGGGCGAGGGGCTTGTGAGCGAGCCGGTCGGCAGCGTTCAGTTCGCGCTGGAGGGTCTTCCCCTCTAGCGGCGCGAGCGCGTCCCAGTTCTTGAAGTAGGCGCTGAGCCCCTTGCCCCCGGCGGTCTTGCCGCCCTTCTTCCCCAGCTTGTTCGCGGGGTTGTCGTTGCCCTTCTTCTTCTTCTTCTTGTTCGGGGAAGTGTTCAGCCCGCCTCCGAGGGAGGGCTTGGGCTTCGGCTTATTCGCCGAGGAGCGAGCGGCCAGGTAGCGGGCGCGGTGAGCGGGTTGGCGGGGGTACATTTATCCCTTCGTCCTTTGGAGTATTCCCTGGGCCCACTTGACGGCGGCAGGGCTGTTGTTCTTCCGGTTGGCGAGGATCGCCCTCGCCTTCTGGGTTGTCTGGCTTGAGGGCTTCTGGGCGGTGAGCTTGCCCTTGACGCCGAGCTTGCCCTTCTTGGCGCTGCCGGTCTTACCGGCGCCCTTCTTGGTGCCCGGCGTGGCTCCCCCTCCGTCCCCACCTCCGCCGCCACCCTCACCCGGGTCGTCGTACAGGAGCCCCGGATCCGAGGCGGTGTAGCGCTCGACCGCGTCGAGCTTGGCGAAGTCCGCGCCCTCGGCGTAAGCGTTCCGAGCGTCGAGGCGACCCTGGTTGATATTCGCCAGGCGCGCGGCGTAGTCCTTGCGCGCGGCGTCTAGCTCGGCGCCGGAGGCAAGTTCGTCAGCGGTGCGGTCGCGGGTGACTGCGCCGGAATAAAGCTGCCCGGCGGCCGCGTTGGAGTTGGTCGTGCCCATGAAGCGCTGCTGGGCCCGGCGCTTGAGAATCGAAGCCTGGGTGTAGGGGCTCTTGGCGTACTGCGGGTCGAAGCCGAACTCCTGCCGCGTCATCTGCTCCTGCTGATTGAAGGCGAGGTTCTGGCTGTTGAGCCGCGTCTGGAGCGCGTTCAGTTGCGAGTCCATGCGGGCGTCCCCGACCGGAGCCGGGGGCAGGGGCCGCAGGGGCGGCTTGCCGCCGCCGCCTCCGCCGCCACCGCCACCCGGGGCGGCCGGGGGGCGGATGTACTGCGGCTTCACCGCTCCGCCCGTGAGGCTCTGTCGGCCGCCGGGGTTGAGCTTGCCCCGCACTGCGGGCTTCTTGCCCCGGAAGGGGCGACGCTTGTAAGAAGGCGCGGGCACGCCGCCAGTGCGGCGGCGGGCGTTCATAAGTCGGCGGCGTTGCCAGTTGATAGCCAAGGATTTCCTTTAGTTGGCGGCCCGGTAGAAGCCGGAGATGTTGATCGTGTCGTCGGTGGCCCAAGTCCAGGGGACGGTGCTGGAAAGGTGGGCGTTGCTGTTGTAAGTGGCGTCGGTACGGATCACCCGGATTTCGACCTCTTGGGTGTTGATTCGCCAGAGGCCCGTCGCGTTCGTGCCCACGTTGTTATCCAGGAAGCGGGCGGGACCGCCCGGAACGCCTGCGGGCTGGCCGGACTGCGAAACGGGGGTGGTGAACGAGACATTCCCGGTGATCGCGCTCGTGGAGCCGAAAATAAACTGGGCCTGGATGAATACCAGCGGCCCGAGTTGGATATAGCTGCCCGAGGTACTTCCATCCCCGACCGTCACGCCCGTCCATGAGGGGGTGAAGGCGGTGACGCTTGGGAAATGCTGGGTGCCGATCGCTTCGTCGGCGATATGTTGCCCGCCCAGCGGGAATACCATCCGAAGCTGATCGAGGGCTTCCTGGACGGCCGGGTCGTGGACCCCGCCCGGGTCAGGGAGGGTCACTGGATGACGTAGCCGAGGGTGAAAGTCCAGGTCCGCTGCGAGGTGCTGGTGATCTCGAACTGGAAGTGAATGAGGTCGTCGGTGATCGAGCTTGCGATCGACCCGACCTGAAAGACCCCGGTGTCCACGCAGATCGCGGTCCCGCCCATGTGAGAACCTGATACGAAGGTCGAGGCGATCGGGAGTGGCGCCGTGAACTCGGCGTTGCCCGTCGCGGTGGGGTCCACGTCTATTCCGCCCCACATGAACACCCCCTCCCCGAGGCGGATGTAGTGCCACCCGGAACCCCTGGGGTCGGGGGTGGAGTCGAGGTTGGAAACGATCGAGGTCGAGGGGAAGTAAACCCCCGTATCGAGGGGGCCGATGTCGTGCGCCGTGGCGGCCGGGATGGTCGAGGCGCCGATCTGCGCCCCGTCGAGCTTGTTGGACGACGTCAACAGCCCATTCAGGGTGTTGAGCGCGTCGTGAATATCCTGATCCTCTGTGGAGTTGGGGGAACCGATCGCGGGGATCGGGAGGGTGCCTGTCACGTTGCTCCTTAGATATTCTCGGTCTTCCGAACCGAGGGTCGGCGGGTCATGCGAAGGTTGTGCTGGAGGCGCTGGATGCCCCAGGACTGGTCAAGCGTCGAGTTGGAGAGGGTGGTCGAGAACACGGTGCCCCGGACGGCCTTGCGGGCCGACGCGGCCTCCAGGCCGACGGTCGAGTCCCCGAATATTCCGCTGCCGCCGAAGGTGCCGCTGCCCCCGAACAGGGAACCCTCGGCGCCATCCGGGGTGAGGTTTAGCTGCGTGGACTCCCCGTAGCCCTCGGCGTAGTCAGCGGAGACCGCGAGATCCACGACGCCGGAGCCCCATGCCTTCGCGCCCCTGACAACCTTCTGGGAGCCGATCCCGAAGTCGGGCCAGCCCGAGCGCCAGCGGGAAGTGATCGCCGTGCCGTTGTCGTTGGTGAAGTCGGGGTCGCCGAAGTAGTCGATGCGGTTGTCGCCGGAGGCGCGGCCCCAGACGAGGCGAGGTTCATCCCCGGGCCGGAAGGTCGCGAGGGGCCCAGCCGGGAAGTCGTAGAGGGTCCACCAGTCGGCGTGGTCGTCGTACACGAGAACGCGGTCGTTGGCGCTGCCCGTGGGGAACGCGAGGTAGAGCCGGTCGTTCCAGTATTCGGCGGTACATTCGGTGATGCTGCCCTGCTCCAGTTCGCCGCCCAGGTAGTAGGCGCTGGTGCCGCCCTGGAACAAGGGGGTGACGACATCTGAGACCAGCGTGGGCTCGCCGCCCGTCGTCAGGAATACCCCGCGACGGTCGAGGAAGTACACGCCGTTCTCCGAGACCGCAACCGCCCGGGGGGACGCGAGCCCGACCCCGGTGTCGATCGTGCGGAAGTTGAAGCGGGCGCCGCCGCCGCTGTCCACGGACTCGCCATAGACGACGGCGAACTTGGTCTCCTTGAAGATGATCGCGAAGTTGCGGAAGGCGACAACGGCCTGGATCTTCTCACCGTCACCGGGGGAGATCTGAATGGAGTCCGTAGCGCCCCAGGTGGCGGGGTCTCCGGGGTTGGAGAAGAAGACGTGGGAGGGTGAGGAAGTTATTCCGCCGGGGCCGCCCGTGGTGGTGTGGAAGCGGGTGGCGACGAGGCGGTTGGAAGTCGGCAGTACGCAGAGCGCGCCCGCCCGGGGCATCGTGGCGCCCGGGGAAGTCCAGGTCGAGCCGTCCCAGTAGCGCAGGGTGTCGGACCCGTTCCCGGCGTACACGCGCTCGTTGTTCGGCCCGCCGAAGCGGGCGAAGTCCCAAAGGCTGCTCGCGGTTAGTCCAGTCGCGGGAGAGCCGTTTATCGAGCCGTTGGCCTCCAGTACCTCCAGCCGGGAACCGCAGCCCGCGACGAGTTGCTTTGTGCCGCTCGTGGAGTAGAAGGGGTGGAGGCTCGTGACGCGGTTCGTGAAGTTGCCCGTGGCGAGGTTGTCCCAGCCTGCCCGCTGGGCGACCGCGCCCGAGACCGTGAACTCCACGTTCAGGAGGTCGATCGCCTCGGAGGGGTTGATGACGTCGGGCTTGTCGCGCAGGTTCAGCCCGCCCAGGAAATGCGGGATGGGCTCCGGGAGGTAGCCCACGCTTACCAGTCCGAGGAACTGGTTCCGAACGGGCCTTCGGCGATCTGGGTGGGCCCGTCGTAGTTGGGCACCAGAAGCTCGTCCCGCATCAGAGTCAAGCCGTCCTCGTATTCCATCCGGGCGGCGTCCGAGAGGTCGATCTCATCGTCGTCGCGGTACGCCTTGCAGACGATCCCCTCGACCAGGACGTAATGAAACCGGCCCGGAATAAGAGGCTCGTCGGTGCCGTCCACGAGGTCTTCGGGCACCTTGACGTAGTCCACCACGATCGTATTCGTGGTGTTCACCGGGTACACCTCAAGCTGGTTATTCGGGACATCCAGGTACCAGCAGGAGGGGTTGCCCGTGCCGTCGAGCCCCGGATCCTGCTCCCGGAGCGTGCGCTTATCCTCCCACTGGAGGATCGTGTCAGCCGTCGTGTCCACGACCGAGAGCGCGTGCCCGAAGTCCGTGATGGACAACGGGGCGACCCCCGAGGCCGTGACGTGCAGGAAGGGCCAGGGGAACCTACGGCAGATGTCGTGGTAGTAGAAGTTGGCTAGGGTGTCGATCCGGTCGGCGCTGAGGTAGTCGAAGCCTCGTGCCTCCACCTCGGTTCGGATGTCCGTTAGGTTCAAGGAATATCTTTCGGTATGAGAGTTCCGGGGTTCCAGGCGGCCTTCGCCCGGTCCATCACTTCGTCAATGCGTTCCTCTCTCTCGCGCTCCCGGGCGCGCTCGGCGGCGGCCTGGGCCTTGCGATCGCGGTCGGACACAGCCTTCATGCTGCGGTTCGACCACATATCCCCCGCCCGTAGCCGCTCCAGGAGCGAGCTATCCGGGTCGAGATATTCCCCGTTGGGGCCTTCGTGGACGACGACGCCGGGAGGCATTTCCCCGGAGTCGTGCCTGATGACGTGCCAGTAGCCGGGCTTGAGCGCGGCGTGCGTGGCGTTCTCGGGGGCCCTGACTAGCTCCAGGGCGGGGTCGATCTCCTTGAGTATTCCGTTCCACCTCTCAACTTCCGCGTGAAGCTCGCGCTGCTGGAGGAGCCCAGCGACGTAGCGCTGGCGCTCCCCCTGCAAGCGGTCGGCTTCTCTGGGGGGTAGCCAGAGATCAGCCATGCTCAGTAACCGATGAAGGTCGCTCGGACACGCAGGCCGGTGGCGTGCGCCTCTGAGTCGGTTTTCTCGGCGATCGCGGCACCGGAGGCCGCGCCCTCAAAGAGGACGACCTTGCTGGTGTCGTAGTCGTACCCGACGGGGTTGGCGGTCTCCTCGTCGGAGGCCATCGCAACTCCGTGGAAGAAGACTTGCTCGATCTTCTGGAGCCCGACAGTCGCGGCCGTTACGGCCTCGCCGCCATCGGGGTAGGTGCTGGAGAAGGCAAGGTCAACGACCTTGGCCCTCTTGTTCCCCCAGACGGTAGCTGCACCGACAACGGGGGTCACTGTGACTGACATTGAATGTCCTTTCCTGTCACTGGATAGGTGAGGTTGCCCCCCGGGGGATCTTCCCCAGGGGGCTTACTCACTTGGGTAGCTCGATCAGCCCGTGAGGGCGATCGCCGCTGCGTGCGAGTTCCGGCGCTTGATGGCGACGTTCATCGCGTAGTACACGGCATCCACGAACTTCGTGGAGCCCTGGCTCCAGCGCAGCTTGCCGCCCGAGCCCTCGATGTCCGAGGCCCAGGTGGGCTTGCTGTACTGTCCACCCGTGACGACGAGGAAGTCGTCCAGGGTGAGGAGGTACAACTCGCGATCCGGGATGTCCGGATCCACGTTGATCTCCAGCCCGTTCCAGGTGAAGGCGTGGGCGTTGCCAGCCTTGGTGTTGTCACCTGTGAACCTGACCTGGCTCTGGAACAGAGCGTAGAGGTCAGCCGCGACCTTGGGCGAGGTCGTGATGTAGGTGGGCCACCCGCCCGTCTTCTGGTACACGCCCCGCTGGAGATCCAGCAGGAGGTCCAGGGACGGAACGGTCGTGGTGGTATCCACCGTTGCGGGCTTCCAGAACTCCTCGCCAGCGGTGTCGGGGTCGAGACCTCCGACGGCCGTGGTCGTGGAGCCTGCGATCGTCCGCAGGCCGTTCGCCTCGTAGCTGGTGGTGCCAGCACGGGCGTTGGCGATGGAAACGTAGTCGTTGGCGGTCTCCGTGACCGACGCCGAAGCGACGAACGACGGGGCCGAACTCGACTCCGAAACCGAACTGATGGTGACTGCATCGGCGACCGCGACCTCGTTGGCCGTGGTGCCGATGTCAACCGTCATCCCCGGCCTGATCCAGCCCCGGACGATGGCGTCGTAGCCATAGCCTGCGGGGTCCAGAAGGACCGTGGTGTTGGCGGCGCCAGCGGCGCACTGAGCGATCAGCGCGTCGCCGTTGCTGACAACCTGGCGGTTGAGGTTCTTACGCATCCCCAACAGGTTTGACACGACGGTCTGATCCATCGAGTCAACCGTGGAACGCACGCCGACGGAGTCGGCCTGGTTCAGCACGGCAGCCTCAAGGGCGACCTGGCGCCAGTGGTGGGTGATGTCGTAGTCGGCCCGATCCACTGCCAGATCGTCCGCCGCGTTCAGCGACGAGGATCCGGAAGCGGGAACCGAACTGTCCCCACCGGGCAGACGCGCCTCGATGGGCACCAGGGCCTCGCGGCCGATGGTGTACTTGCTCGTCTTCTCGATTCGATCAAGGAAACGGGTCTCACCGTAGAACTGCTTTTCCAAGCGGTCCTGGGTCCAGACCTCCTTGAGCAAGTCGGTAAGGTTGCTTACCGTCTCGGCAGGCACTATTTACCTTCTTTCTCGATGACGAGGATCAGACGGGATCGCCTTCGGCCATCTGCGCGATGCGCTGGGCGAAGTAATCCCGACGTTGCTCCTTGTCATCTAGGTCGGGTGTGTGAGTTGGACTGGCACCCGAAGGAGCCTGTGGAGCCCTCTTGGACTTCACTCGCTTCTTGAAGTCCGCCTCAAACTGCGCCTGGATGGCCTCGTGGGCCTTGTCCAGTTGGGGCAGACCGTCCTCGTCCGGATGCTCGTCGCCAACTGCGACAACGAGCTTGCGGTATTCCTCCGGCCATTCCTGGTCGGGATCAAGCCGCTCGAACTCGGCGGTGTAGAAACGATTGGCAGCCGCCTCCAACTCCTGCTCGCGCTCGGCCTCGAACTCGGCTTCCTCGCGTTCCGCGAGAGCCTGCTCGATGCGGTCGAGACGATCGGTGTCGTCAGCGAACTCATCATCAACGTCCCCGGTGTCGTCCTCGGCGGACTCCCAGCCCAGGTATTCCCTGGCCTCGGGGTCGCCTTGACGGGCGAGGTCGATGACCTGGCGGAGTGCAGCCGCTTCCTGGGACGCTTTCGTTCCCCAGGACTGCGCCTCTACATAGCGCTCCTGCCAGTTGATGTCGGATGCCTCTGAGCCCTCTGCGGGCTCGGCGGGTGTCCCTTGCTCCTCGTTCTGGGGTCCGCTCTCACCGGAGGTATCTGGTGGCGTGTTCTCGGGCTCGTCCTCGGCCCCCCCGGCGACGATGAACAGTCGCAGGCGGTCGAGGTTGGTCAGCCCGGAGGCCGTGTCCTCGGTCATGTGATAACTTCCTTTCGAGTCCGGTCCCGTGGGGGGGCCGGGTATTCGTGTGGTGCTAGCTAACGAGGGCCGCCCATCGAGGGCGGCCTTCGTCTTACGAGGGCGCCTGTTCGGCGGTATCCCCGGAAGGTGATGGGAGGCTGGGCATCTGCGTTGCCTCGTCCTGCGGCTTCGCAGCGTTCGCCATCCCCAAGTCTTGTGCCTGCTCGGTCTGAATCTGAGCGTCGCGCAGGGCGTTCTGAGATTCGATGTCGAGGCAGGCTTGGTAGTAGAGGTTCGCGGCCTCCTTGCCCTCGACGGGCAGGTCGTCCCACTCGGAGGTACACATCCAGTCCTCCATCTGCTGCTTGTGGACCCGGACCTTGTCGAAGGGCCGGGGCATCCACTCGGGAACCTCGGAGGCAAGCTGCATCGCGGGCATGGGCTGGCCCAGCACGGGCTGACCCATTTCGTCCACCATCGGCTCCCCGGTCATCGGATCGGTCTCCGGCTGCGGCTGCTCCATGACGGGCTCGCCAGTCATCGGGTCGATGACGGGGACGTAGTGCTCCTCGTTGCCCATCGTCGGGCGGTTGGGGGCGTTCAGGAACTCCCCGGTCTTGATCTGCTGGATGACGCGGTTGACGCGCTCGTAGGCAAGCTCGTAGGAGTCGATCAGGCCCTCGGCGGTGCCGTTCTCCACAGCGGCCATAGCCTGCTCGGGGGTGATCCAGCCCATCTGCGCGTAGATCATCACCTTCTCCTCGACCTTGTCCCGGGTGCGGGGCTCAATCGAGTCGGGGGAGACCCGGACGTCAACCTGGCGGCGAAGCTGGGCGCCCTGGAACCCGGCCTCGGGGTCGGGCCCGAAGCGGCCGGTTAGCTGGATTAGGCGGGGCTCGGTGTAGCGCTCCTGCACTTGCACCAGGCAGTCGTGCATGATCCCGGCGTAGAAGTCGGCGAGGTCCGCCATGAAGGTCTGCTTGCGGCCGGAAGACTGCTCCTCGAATACCTGGGCCTCGCGGCCCGATTCGATATTCGCGGAACTCCGGGGCCCGGCGGCGGCGATGCGGTCCATATCGCCCGTGGAGCGATCGGCCATCTCGAAAAGCTCCTGCGGCACAGGCGGGGTCTCGATGACCTTGAGGTTTTCGTTCGGGTTCGGGATCTCGTACACCTTGGCGGGCTCGTCGGTCCAGCGCTGCTTGCTGAACAGCCCGGGGTGGACGGCGATCCGGGGGTTGAGGCAGAGGTTCTTCCACTCGATCGCCTTGTTGGTCGCGTCGTTGAACGTCCGCTGGGCGTCGATCAACTGCGGGACCAGGCCCAGGTCGCGGTCGGCGGCCGGGTCGGGGGCGTAGGAGAGCTTGCGAATACAGGGCTTGGCGCCGTCGCCCGGGTAGGGCCGGGGCTCAAGGATCGGCTGCTTGTTGGCGAAGGTGAGCCAACGTCCATTCGGGTTCCTGGGGCTGGGGCGCTCCAGGTAGTGCGTGACCAGCACGAGCTTGCCCTGGTCCCTACTCTTGCGGCCACTCCGGGAGAGTCCCCGGGTGTCGGCGTCGGGGGTGAGCTTCTTGGGGCCGGAATATCCCTCCATCTGGTAAACCTGCTCCAGCGGCATCGCGTGTTCGATCGCGTGCCAGGTCGAGTCGTAGAAGCGAATACCGGGCTCCCAGTAGCACTCGTTCTTGCCGTAGATGCGGACCCGGACGTCGC